AAATTGTTGCGGCTATTGCAGATGAAATATTGGATGGCGGTACAACGGTTGTCGTAGGTAACGTAACTACAACAACTCTTGTTGTACAAACACAAAACGCCGCCACGGCCCCTATCTCTGCTCAGTACGCTTCAGCAGAACGAACCATCTATTGCAATGTTACTAACACAGTGGATGCGACAACAGCGGGATCGTTTACATTCATCATTGAGTACGTGCAAATTGCTTAATTAATCTGGTGGGGGGGCAACCCCCACTTTACAATCTAGGAGATTAATATGGCTGATATTACAACATCAACTACGATCATCGACAACACACACGAATGTGTATTTGCATTCCAATATCAGTATGTCGATGGTGGCAACGAAAGCGCAGTGGCTAAAATAGATGTGTCTTCCCTTGCGGCAAATGCAAACGGCGAAACCTGCACAGGCGTACGCATTGTCGAGTGCCAGTGGATTTTGCATGGAATGACAGTTGAGGTATTGGCAGACGCAGATACTGATATTATTGTTTTGCATCTGGCCGAAGATCAACAGGGATACCAAACTTTTGAAAAATTTGGTGGCTTGCCCAATAGCGCGACATACGGAGCTAATGGGACTGGAGACATCAAGTTTACAACAACTGGGGCTGGAGCGGCTGGTGATGCATATCAAGTGATTATTCGCGCCGTTAAAAAATATTGATAGAGGTAGGACATGGCTCAGTCAGGAACCGTAGCGTTTCGTCCAGATGTCGAAGAGATCATTGCCGAAGCATTTGAGCGTTGTGGCATTGATCCCCAGACCCAGACAGGCGATAGGGCTGTGTCGGCAAGGCGCAGCCTAAACCTACTCTTCTCTGAGTGGGCAAACAGAGGCATAAATTACTGGGCGCTTTCCCAGAATACGCTGACGCTAGTGAACGGCCAGACAACGCCATACACACTGCCTGTTGGCACTATCGATATTCTGGATGCCGTCATCCGCGATAGCTCTGGGACAGACACGTCCGACCAAATAATTAATCGTGTGTCAATATCCGACTACAATCAATTGCCAAACAAAACATCTTCGGGAAAGCCAAGCCAGTACATGCTGGACAAGCAATATACCCCGATTTTGTACATCTGGCAAATACCTGACGTGTCAACATACAGCTTGGTGTATTGGTCAATAAATCAGCTTGAGGACGTTACAGCGTCCAATCAGGACGCCGATATTCCATATCGATGGAGCGAATGTATCTGCGCGGGGCTGGCAAGCAAGCTGTCGCTAAAATACGCGACAGAGAAGTTTTCGATCCTAAATGAAATGTACGAAAGATCGTTTAATTTTGCGGCGTCTTCTGATAATGATGGTGTAAGTTTGAGGGTTCAGCCCACTGCGCTGAATTTATATTAATGGCAAAATATGCAAGAGGAAAGAAAAGCAAAGCAATAAGCGACATAAGTGGCCTTCGGGTTCCCTACACCCAACTGAAAACTACTTGGGATGGACTGCGCGTATCGCCAGAGGACTTTGAACCAAAGCAGCCACAGCTAACGCCTGCCAAAAATGTTGTAGATGCAGTAGTGTTGAAGAACCCGCGATATGATAACGACCCAGAAAACATAATATTTTATGTCGGTTTTAGTTACGATATATTTGCCCCGCGCAATCAATTGCCTAATATCGGAATATCATCGACGGGTGGCGTGGGAATAACCATCGTGAGTATAGAGTAATGCCAAAATACGCGACAGGCAAAAAATCTTTAGCAATAAGCGACATAAGTGGTCTGCGGGTTAAATACACAGAACTCAGAACCACTTGGGATGGGCTGCGCGTATCGCCAGAAGATTATGAGCCTAAACATCCGCAACTAACTCCAAGAAAAAATGTTGTAGATGCTACCGCACTATTTAATGCACGGCCAGATAATGACCCAGAAAATATTGAGGTCTTTATTGGATTTACACAGGACTGGACAATAGACCCAAGGCTTTTACCGCCCGTTGGTGTCCCTGCATTTGCTAATGTTGGTAATGTTTACATTGAAACCAATATAAATGAAACTGGAGTTGCTGGCACAGGCGCAATAGGCACTGAAGCACTAGAAATGTCTATTGATGAGGCTGGCGTGGCTGGTACGGGTGCTGTTGGCACTGTATCTCCCACAGGCGTTAAGGGCGTATCTGGTAGCGGCGGCACGGGCGGTGTTGGTGTTGAGGCTCTCAGCCTGTCGATTGATGAGGCTGGCGTTGCAGGCACTGGCGCTGTAGGTGCAGAGGCTCTGATTTTAACAATAGCTGAAACTGGCGTTGCAGGCGATGGTGATGTAGGTAACGAAAGCATATCTATAGACGAAAGTTTCTGGGGTTCTGGCGACTGGGGAGAAGGGACATGGGGTAACTAAATGAATTACACAACTTTAGTCGCAAACATTCAAAACTTTCTGGAAGACGATTCAACAGAACTTGTTGCATCTATCGATACAATAATCGATCAGGCAGAGGGCATGATCTTCCAACGCCTCCCAAACCTACCGTGCTATCGGCAGGCAACATCCGCAAGCCTTGTAGCAGGCACGGCAGACTACACAGTAGCGTCAGCCAGAATGATACGTCAGGTTGCGGTGACAAGCTCAAGTGTATTGTCTTATTTGGATCACAGAATTGATTCATACGTTCGTGACTATTGGCCCAATTCCACTACACAAGGCACTCCTCGCATGTACAGCACAAAGAACGCAGGAACGGCTGGGATGGTCATTACATTGGCACCAACGCCAAACTCGACTGACACCTACCAAGTAGACTTCATCGCCCCAGAAACGGGCTTATCAAGCTCCAACGCAAATAACTGGATTGGTGATAACGCAGAAACTGTGTTACTAGCTGCGTGTCTCTACGAGGCGTCAGCCTTTCTGAAGGCTCCAGAAACACTGGCGCTCTACAAGACACAATTTGACGAAGCGGTTGCTTTGTTTGTACAAGAAATGCAGCGTGACTACGCAGCAGAATATAACGGAGGCATCTAATGGCTATCACACAAGCGATGAGTACGCTGTTTAAAAAAGACGTGTTGCTTGGTGATCACCACCTCGACACAGACAGTGTCTATATTGCACTGTACACAAGTTCGGCAACCCTGTCGGCAGCGACAGACGGTTACATAACATCAAATGAAGTGGCGAACGGCGGTGGATACACCACTGGCGGCGTGGCTCTGGCAAGCAAGGCTGTAACTGAAAACAGCACCAGCGGCTGCTTTGATGCGGATGATCCTGAGTGGACAAGCGCAACATTCACGGCGCGGGGCGCATTAATTTACAACAAGACGCTGGGCGATGCTTCATCAAACGCAAGAGGAGCAATTGCTATCTTGGATTTTGGTGGCGACTTCACTGTTGCAGGCGGTACGTTTAAGATCGTATTTCCTGCCGCCACTGCATCAAACGCAATAGTAAGGATCGACTAAAATGGCTTCAACTTATGTAAACGACTTACGCCTAAACGAAATGGCGACTGGCGACCAGTCGGGATCATGGGGAACAGTCACAAATACAAACCTAGAACTGATTGCGGAAGCGTTTTCTTTTGGTACAGAAGGTATCACGACAAACGCTGACACGCATACAACTACAATTGCAGACGGGGCAACTGATCCCGGACGATCAATGTTCTTGAAATACACTGGTACGTTGGACTCTGCCTGTACAATTACAATTGCGCCTAACACGGTCAGCAAGTTGTGGTTCATTGAGAACGGCACAAGCGGCTCTCAAAATATTATTATATCCCAAGGGTCTGGGGCTAACATTACAATTCCTGCGGGTGACACTAAAGCCATCTATTCTGACGGCGCAGGCTCTGGCGCGGCAATGGTTGACGCCTTTGCCTCTTTGTCTGTTGTTGACCTCAAGGTTCAAGACGATCTGACGGTTACTGATGATGTGGCGATTGGTGGGTTGGCAACCGTTGGTGGCACTCTTGGTGTGACAGGCATTGCTACATTTACTGATGATATTATTATTGGTGATGGTAAGACTATTGGCTCTGCCTCAGATGTAGACGCCATTACCATAGCTTCCAACGGGCAAGTGACTCTTACACAAACACTGATAGGTACAGCCTTAGACATATCTGGCGACATAGACGTAGACGGAACAACTAACCTAGACGTTGTGGACATTGATGGTGCAGTCCAACTAGACGCCACTTTTACTGTAGGTGCTAACGACCAAGGCTATGACGTTACCTTGCACGGCGATACGGCTGCTAGGAATGTTGTTTGGGATAGTAGTGCAGACAGTTTGATATTCTCAGACAATGCCAAGGCCATTTTTGGCGCTGGGTCTGACCTACAGATTTACCATGATGGTTCGCACAGTTATATAAAAGACAACGGTACTGGTGATTTAATCTTACAAGGCTCAGATCAAGTTAAGATTCAGACCATTACTGGCGAAACAATGGTTTCTACCAATGAAAATAACGCTGTGGTTTTGTATTACGACAACGCATCTAAACTCGCCACCACGTCCACAGGCATTGACGTAACAGGCGCAATTACGGCTGATGGGCTGACTGTTCAAAACGTAAACGACACTACAACAAACACTGCTGAGTTCCGCAACGATAACGGCAATCGTACTTTTAGGTTTGCCCAAAACACCTCAGGTGACGCAGATTTATTGCTAGAGAAAAACGATGGTACTGATGCGGTTCTAATCAGCACACACGGTGACAGTTACTTCATTGGCGGTAGCTTAATGGTGGGCAAGACCAGTTTGGGCGTAGCTAACCTTGGGTTTGCCGCACGTTATTTTGGTAGTGGTGCAGATGGTGGCACAACTATTGAGGTAGCAAAAGACAACGCCACAGTGATGTACATGAACCGTACCTCTAGCGATGGTACTATTATTGACCTGCGCAAAGACGGCACCACTGTGGGGAGTATTGGGACTGGGTCTAGTCGTATAGCTATTGGTAGTGGTGACACATTCCTTACCTTTGCAGGAGACATTGATGCGGTTTATCCTGCGTCAAATTCATCAACAAGCGGAAGAGATAATGCTATAGATATTGGTACATCGGGTACACGCTTCGACGACATCTACGCCACCAACGGCACTATTCAAACCTCTGATGCTAATGAAAAGCAAGACATTGCAAGCCTAACTTCAGCCGAAATGCTGGTAGGTAAACGTATCTCAGCCTTGTTTAAGACCTTCCGTTGGAGAGACAAAGTTGCAGCTAAAGGTAACGATGCAAGAACTCACACAGGTATTATAGCTCAAGACGTACAAGCTGCATTCACGGCTGAGAGCTTAGACGCTGGTGACTACTCACTGTTTATCTCAAGCACTTGGTGGGAGCATGACGTTGATGTTCCTGCTGTTGAAGCTGTTGCTGAAGTCACTGAGACAACTACAGATGAAGACGGTAACGATGTTGTAACTGTAACGACAGAAGCCGTAGAAGCCGTTGATGCTTACACACGCACAGATACATATGACACAGAAGATGAAGCACCAGAGGGTGCAACTAGCAAGACACGTATGGGCATTAGATACCCTGAGTTGTTGTCATTCGTAGCAGCATATAATGAGCAGCGGTTTGCAGCTATTGAGACAAGACTAGCAGCATTGGAAGGATAATTACAAATGACTAGAGCAAGATGGTCCCATTGCTTGTGGCTGCACTGCAGGAAGCATTAGCACGAATTACGGCATTGGAGAACGCATGACCCCAACCCCGAAAGGAGATCACGATGGCTGAGAAAAAAACAAAAACCATTTCGATCAACGGCACTGACTACACCGAAGACCAACTGACAGACCAACAAAAAGTTTTTGTTAATCACGTTACTGACTTGGACCGCAAGATTGGGTCTACCCAGTTTAATCTGGATCAGCTTCAAATTGGCAAGCAGGCATTTATGAGCCTATTGACAAAATCATTGGAGACACCAGCAGAAGAGGCCGCTTAATAATGGATAAACGAACCGTCAGCAGCGCACATCAGCGCATAGATACACTGGAGAAGGATATGATTGCCCTTTCGACCGAAGTGAAGATTCAATTCAAGGAAACCTTCAACCGGGTCAAGCGTTTAGAGGCAATATTAATCGGAGCCAGCGGTGCTATCATTTTAATGCTGGTAGCGGTTCTCACAAAAATGGGGTGATGAAATGAATATGACGCCAGAGACTTTTGACAAATTAAAAATATTACCTCGTTTGATGATGTTGGCTGTCACGGTGCTAACGTATCAAAGTGTTCACTGGTTTATGTCTATCCCTCCCGATCAAGTCACAAATGCCCAAGCGGGGCTGGTCAGCGTCTGTATGGGCGCGTTGACTGGCTGCTTTGGCATCTTCATTAATGGAGAAAAGACATGATGGCGCTTCTGGGAAGCCTGCTGGGCTTCGGATCATCTTTCCTGCCGTCTGTGCTGGATTACTTCAAGGCCAATCAACAGCAGAAGCACCGCATCGAAATGATGCAAATTGAGACAGAGCTTGCCCAAAAGCGATCTGAGATGAAGCTGGTCGAGCTAGACAAAAAGGCAGACATCGAAGAAACAAAGGGGCTGTACGCACATGACCGATCTATTGACGCTGGAGGCTTTATCAACGCTCTCAGGGGTAGTGTTCGTCCTGTTATTACTTATGCCTTTTTCGGACTGTTCGTAGCCACCAAAGTGGTCATTATGGTTAAGGTCGGGCAGTCTGGTGGAGAGTGGACAGAGGCTGTTGAGCTTATGTGGGATCAAGAAACCGCTGGGCTTATGAGCGCAGTTTTAGCATTCTGGTTCGGAAATCGGGCAATCAGTAAATACGCAGGACAGAAATGATATTATCGTCGGGGCAAATTGAGCAGCTACTGCATGGCAACAAAGACTGGAAGGCTTGGGAGCAGCCTCTAAAAGATATTCTTGCCAAGTATCAGATTAACACGCCACAACGCATTGCAATGTTTATCGCCCAGTGTGGGCATGAGAGCCTAAACTTTACGGTACTAGAAGAAAATCTAAATTACTCCGCAAAGGGCTTGAATGCAGTATTCCCGAAATACTTTCAAAGGGCAGGACGTGACGCATCGCTGTATCACCGCGATAGTGAGCGTATCGCTAATGTGGTCTATGCTGATCGTATGGGTAATGGCGATACATCTAGCGGAGACGGATGGCTGCACAGAGGGCGTGGCGTTATCCAGCTTACTGGGTCGCACAATTATTGTTTATTCGCAGAGGCCATAGGCAAGACCAAGGACGCCACAATTAAATATCTAGGCAGCAAGGACGGCGCACTGGAAAGCGCCTGCTGGTTCTGGAATACAAACGGCCTAAATAAATATTCTGACAGTGGCGACATTAAGGGCGCAACCAAACGGATTAATGGCGGCTATAACGGCCTGTCTGATCGTGAGCATCACTACCACCGCGCTATGTCTATCCTAGATGGCTCATACAAGCCCCAAAAATCCCCTGTGCTGCTAAAGGTCGGCTCTAGAGGCCCAGAGGTCACCAAGGTGCAAGAGGCTCTTGGTCTGGACGCTGACGGTATCTTTGGACTTATGACCAAGGCTGCTGTAGAAGAATGGCAGGACAAAAACAAATTGAACGCTGACGGCATTGTCGGACCAAAGACATACGCCGCCATGATTAAGTGAGAGACGCCAGATGCCACTATCATTATTAAAGTATAACCCCGGCATTGTGAAAGACATCACGGAATATTCAGCAGGGAAGAACGGCCCGTTTTGGGTGGACGGTGATCTAATCCGTTTTAAAAACGGCTACGCTGAAAAGCTGGGCGGCTGGCAGAAAGAACAGATTAACGCCCTCGACACGGCTGGCAGTATTACAAACATCGAAACCACCATCACAGGCATTGCCAGACGCATGGTGTACTGGAGAGCTTTTGCCGATGGCGAAGATCGGCTGGCTGTCGGCACTCACAACCATTTGTACATCGTTGAAAACGGTGCGCTGTACGACATCACGCCCCTGCGTGATGAAACCAATGCAGCGACCACAACCACAGAGGCTCTGGACGATAGTGAGACAGCGATTGATCTGACAAGCGTGACTGGCTTTAAGACGGCTGGCGCAGTCCTGATTGGCACTGAGGTCATAACTTACACTGGAATTAGCACTCTGACCCTAACTGGCTGCACCAGAGGCGCTGACAGCACCACAGCAGCGGCACACGATAGTGGCGTAGTGGTGACCCAGATATTAATTGATCCCATCACCACCGCAGATGAAAGCACCACCGTCACCATTACAGACACGGGTCACGGGGCAACAACTGGCGATTGGGTGGTTTTATCTGGCGCAGCGGCCACTGGCGGCGTAACAGCAGCCGATCTTAATAGCATGGCTGGCTACCAAGTGACCGTCCTGACGGTGAACACATATACCATCACAGTTCCATCTGCGGCCACATCGACAGTGTCGGCAGGCGGTGGCAATGCGGTTGTCATTAAGTATTTAGTGGGAATTTCTGGTGGACTTGGGGCGCAAAGCTCTGACCCTGCGCTGGGGTGGGGCGTTGGAGGCTGGGGTCTTGAGGGGTGGGGGCAACCAAGGTCGGCATCCGCATCTGATGTATCCCTAGACAATAGCTCTTGGAGCCTATCGCTGTGGGGCGAAGACCTGATTGCAACCGTTCGTAACGGCGCGATTTATTATTGGGACACGTCAGCAGGCACAAACAATAGGGCTGTTCTTGTATCGTCCCTAGCAAGTGCTGACAGCGTCCCTACGATTGCCAGAGTGACCACAGTGTCCTTTCCTGACCGACACTTCATTGCAGGCGGCTGTCAGGCTTATGCGGCAGGCGGTAGCGGAAATGTGGATGACATGCTGGTACGATGGTCAACGCAGGAAGACTTTACAAACTTCAAGCCAACATCAACAAATACGGCAGGCGATCAAAGACTACAGATCGGCACAAAAATTGTGGCAATCGTTAATGCCCGTGAAGAGACAATCATATCCACCGACGAGGCCATTTATGGCATGACTTTTGTGGGTGCGCCGTTTATTTTTAGCTTTAGACTGCTGGCAACTGACGCAGGGGCCGCTGGCCTAAACACAATGATTTCTGTCGATGGGAACGTCATGTGGATGGGAAAACGAAATTTCTTCAGATATGACGGTATTGTGAAAGAATTGCCCTGCTCAGTGCAGTATTTCGTCTTTGACCGTATGCAAAAACGATACATTGATAAAGTGGTGGTCGGACACAATAAACGCTTTAAAGAAGTGACATGGTTCTATGTTTCAAACGACAATACGGCAGGAACAACTAATCCCGAAAACGATAGCTATGTGACCTACAACTACGCAGAAAACGCGTGGACCGTTGGAACAATGGATCGCACAGTTTGGAACGACAGCTTTGGGGCCAAGACAGAGCCGTTCGCTTTTGATCCAGACGGCTATCTGTACAACCACGAAACAGGCACCAGTGACAATGGTGCGGCCATGACTTCTTTCATTGAAGGCTCCCCCCGCGAAATCACAGCAGATGGGACAGAACTCTACATGGTGGATAAAGTAGTGCCTGACGTAACCATGAGCGCCAATACCAATTTGTTTCTGTACATGAATACGCGCAAATATCCCAACGCGACTGAAACAACCAAAGGGCCGTTTACCATAACGTCATCTACGGAAAAGGTAAGCACTCGCGCCAAGGGCAGACAGATCGCGTTGAAGTTTGAAAGCACTGGCGCAACCGATGAATGGACGCTGGGAGACTTTAGGGCGAACGTCAGAGGGGATGGAATGCGATGAGCCAAGGAGCGCCTCTTGCCGTCCTGCGGCTACCAAACCCACCCGAAAATTATCAGCAGGGCTATATGGCTCGACTTACGAACACTTTGGAGCTAGAAAAGCAGGCAACGTACTTTGCGGCGTCCGTTGGCCTGACCAACGCCGTCGAGCAGGCCGAAGCAACAGCGTGGTTTATATCGTAATGCCCAACAATTATAAAAACGCCAAAGTTGATTTGACAACAACAGACGCGACTGTGTTGTACACTTGCCCTGCGGCAACTACTTCTTTGGTCAAATCAATCTTGGCATCTGAAGATAGCGGCAATGCTGATACGATAACAGTTACAATAACGGACGCAGACGCTGCGGTATTTAGCCTATTTAAAGTTAAGGCCGTTGCTGCTAATACTACTGTGGAACTCTTGACGGCCCCGCTGGTTGTTCAAGAGAACGAAATACTAAAAGTCACAGCGGCCACTGCAAATAGATTGCATGTTGTGGCTTCATTCTTGGAGGTAAGTTAATGGCATTGAATTATAATGACCCACTTCTGTTGGGGTCAAACATAATACCTTCAACCCCACAAAATATTGGGGCGCTGCAAAACATATACAGTTCGCCTGCCACAGCGCCACGCGAAAGGCCAGTAACAAACGAGGATGGTACGGTCACCGCGCCAATCTATCAACTTAGATCAAACACGCCCACGTTTGATTTGAACGAAATGCAAAACTTATACGGCACAAAATACATGCCGATGTTTCGCTGGGTTAGTCAGCAAAGAACTGGAGAAGTTACATTTGATCCAAACGAGGGGCAAATTACAGACGAAGAAGCTGATAGACTAAAAAAAGATTTTGCAGACGAGCAGGGCATGTCGGCTGAAGAAGCCATGAAACAGGCTGGATACGCTACTGGTGGCGCAATTGGCAGTCGGGCTGGCGGGGCGTTAACTGCTCTTATGAGCAATAACGTGTCCTTCGAAGACGCCTTGATGCCAGCGGCAAAAGAAGCAATTTCACTGCCGTTTGATTTTAAGAAAAATGGCGCTGCACCAAGTCCATTAAAAGAAATACAAACACGACAAAAAGCCGATATGAAGGCTGGATTGACAACGGATGCAAGTGCGGATCAAGCATTAATGGAAGCACCGGGAGAGCTTACTGTACCTCAGAGCCAGATATTACCCCCCAGCCCAGATTACTTTGGCAAAGTCGGAAATCGCCTAGACCCAAGAACTGACATTGGAATGCAGAACTTAAAAATGTCTGGTGGGGCGGCTCTAGGCAATTGGGCAGGGCGCATGATCGCGGGGCAAGACCCAATACGAGCAGCCGAAGCGGCAGGGAAATCTTTCGGGGTGCAATACGCCGCAACTGCACTTACAGGAAGCCCACTCATAGGCGCAATCGCAGGGCAGTTCGCACAACCGATCTTGAAAAAAGTTAAGAAGCTATTCAAGAAACTCTTTTAAACTAACAGGAGCCTATCATGGCAGAAGCAATGAACGGACAAAGACCACCAATGCCTGATATGGCGGGTGCAAATATGCGTAGTGAAGAAGGCATGACGCCAGAAGCCAACATGGCCGTAATGAGGCCATCACCCGAAATCGGCGCTGTACTAATGGCACGGCTGGGCGCACTCAGCGAAGAGCAACTTGAAATGCTCGACAGGGTCATAACCCCAGACGCCGCACGGGCGCTGCTTATGGTGCTTCCAGAGCTTGAAGAGCTTGTAAAGGCTCTAGACGGCGTTGAAGAGGAAATGGACCCAATGATGGCAGAGGCTCCTCCAATGCCCCGTCAGGCACCACAAGAGCCGCCAATGGGCGCACTGGGCGGCATGGGATAATGATGCGACTGGCGACTGTCGAAGACCTCTCTGAACTTTACATGATGCTACACGTCATGCACTCAGAGACCGTGTCCAACACATCGCCAATCTGCTCTGAGAAATTAACCAACGCACTTAGCAACGCCCTTCACAGGGGCGTTGTTATTATTGCAGAGGTTGACGGAAAAATTGCTGGGGCCATTGGGGGCATGGAAACATCCGACTGGTGGTCTGAAGAGAAATACTTGGCTGACCTGTTTTATTTCGTGTACAAAGAACACAGGAAATCCAGAATTGCAGTAAATCTGATCAAAAACTTTATGGAAGTTGGCAGAGATGCGGAAATAAAGGTAAAGCTGGGCCACGTATATGGCCTTGATGGAGATCGGAAAGATAATTTTTATGAGCGTCTTGGACTATCCAAGGTCGGGTCGCTCTATATGGAGGCTTAAATGGGCAGCTTTTGCACACCAACATACTCGCCACTACCAGAATCTGGTGAAACCGTTGAGGGTACGGAAATCCCAGCATGGGTTGCCGCCGCTGGGCGAACATTGTTTGAGCGGTCTGCTGAATTAGCTGATTCTGACTATCCCATGTATACAGGCGCAAGAACTGCAACTTACGGCGGCGATAGGCTAACGGAAGATGAACGTGCTGGCATGAGCATTCTGCGCGAAGGCGCTGAAAACTATATGCCCTACATGAACCGCGCAGGCGAGGTAGCCAACACGCTGGGCCGTGGATATGACAGCATGTCCCGTGGCGAACTTATGGGTGACCCATATCAAGGCGCAAGCCGACAAGACTTATTGGGTAACTACCAAGGCGCAAGCCGACAAGAACTTCTGGGCGATCCGTTTAGCATGGAAACAGCACAGCCGTTTATGGACATATACCAATCATCAATGGACCCCGCCGTTCGTGAGATTGAAGAACAAACAATGAGGGCGCAAAATGATGCCCGTGCAAGGGCTTCCACAGGCGGTGGTGGCTTTGGGTCACGTCTGGGTCTTATGGAGGCAGAAACCGCTGGCAGGGGCGCACA